GTAACAATCAATGCAGTAGAGTTAGCTTGTATCCTTGCAGAAGAGCAGCTCAATGACAACTACGGAGAATACATGCAAATCTATGTAGAAGATGATGAAGAGTCTACGTACACTGACGAAGCTCAGAAGATGTTCGATGAGCTGTACGACTACTACATGGAATTAATTAACGGAACTAAAGTAAAATAGCATGAATAATCCACATCAGTACAACTACACACAACAGCTAGAGCATAGACTCAGAATGGTTGAAGATGACTTGCATATATTGAAAAAGTTCATCTTCGACAATAATCTAGCTAACGTATTTGACAAGTCAACGTCTACATGTGACTCTGCTTGGTCTAATATAGTCAACATAGAAGTTGCATGTGACCTTAATGACGATACATCCCTGACTTGGGGAATGTTTCTATAAATAACTAAACATATGAATACTATTACATTTCTAGAAGAGACAAAGAAAAGCCTAATAGGTAAGAAAATTATAGACGTAGGAGATAACTACATCGAGCTGGATGATGGATGTAGGATATACATATCGGAAGATGAAATCAATTTCTTAAACTAAAAACAAATATCATGAACTACAACTTCTTCCTATTCTGCAGGCTTTATGATGTAATTATTGGTGTAGACTACTACTACGATGTGCTGTTCGAAGACCTTAAGGAACTATACAATAAGTTTGCGGATAGCGACTACAACAACCCGAACATGGGAACTTATGAGTGTATTGAGACGTACTTAAAAGATAACCATGCAGACATCATTAATAAATTCACAAGACAGCAAGAAAGTCTTGGCATCAAACACATAAACGCATAAACTATGGCAAAGAAAACATCTATCAGAGAACATCTTATTGACGCAATCCTTGAACTATCGGGTGATGAGTTCGAGTCTGAGCAGGACTTGATAAAGCTGGCAAAGGAATCAGAGGAAGAACTAGTGTACCGGATTGTAGACATTGCAGAATACTATAAAGAACAAACTATATAGTATGCAAAAGATAACTATGTGGCTGTCCATATTTTGGGCAGCCCTTCTTACAGTCATCATAATCCTAAACATTAAAGAAAGAAAATGAGCAACTTAAAATTCTACGTTATCAACCTTAGACTACTAGATGAAGACGATGCTAGCCTAGACTTTGGAAGCATGACAAACTACGAGTTCATGACCATAGCGGCAAAGTATGGAGAGATATATACAGCTACTGCTTTCGAATCAGCAATCAATAACGATGACTTCGATGCTGTCAACTGCTTCATCAGAATCATTGAAGATTAATTTGTTTGATAACAAACATTTAACTAACTTTGAACAATGATTAACAAACTAATGGAAATTAACGAGCAACGTAGCGCAAAGCTTATGGTTGCTTGTGGCCAGCTAGGTGCGTACAAGTCTATGGTAAAGTATGCTATAGATTGTCTCAATGGCAAGACAGCATCTAGTCCAGAATCAGTAGCCATCTACCTTCAAGAGAAGCAGGATGAACTAATTAAACAACAAGATTTATTAATATTTAAAACGCATAACTATGAACTATAGAGTAAGAGGTGAGCGTATACTTAATGCTCATGCAGACAACAAAGTAGACAGCCATGAGAATGAGTTCACATCCTACACCGATGCTGTAGACTACTACATATCTATGCTGTCGCAGGTAGTTGAAGATACAGCTGACTTAGGTGGTGACTTTGTATGCACGCTGGTGTGCGACAAGGAGGATGGAACTATTGAGGTAATGAAGAGACACGTAATATCTACAACCATATTGCTATGACAAGTATAGAGAAACTAAAGTTTGCTGTTGGTATACTATCTTCCCTAGTGGAAGCTAACTACGACAAGGCAGATGAGTTCAAAAACATACAGCTAATTGCTGAACTGAATTGGAAGTCTATACCACAAGCGTATAAGTTTCAAGGTTCAGTAATTGCATCAGCAACTAGGACTGATATATACAAACTAAATTCAACCATAGTAATCGACATAAGAGATGTTGGATTATTTCAAATAATGTGAGCATGAATGCATATGTAATCCCCGGCCTTAAGCATAGAGATGTAACAAAACAATACTTCTTACAAAGAAAGGGTATTCCGATACGAGTAGTGGTAGAAGAGGCATGCAAGGTTTTTAATGCAGACCCAGAAAAAATCTCTAAGAGAACTAGAGCTCAAGAAGTTGTTAATGTAAGGCACTTTGTATCTTGGTTCTTAGTAAAAAATATGGGTATGACATTGAAAGCTGTTGGTATTGAAGTATTAGGAGGAAGAGACCATACTACCGTAATCAACAGCATCAAGAAGTTTTCTAATCTATACGAGACGGAAGAGTTATTTAAAGAGAATTCAAATATAATAGTAGAAAACTTAATGTTATGGACAAAGAAGCTTTAATATCAGTAATAGCAGAAGTATTTGATGTAGAGAAAGACTTTATGTATAGCAAGGTTAGGAAAAGAAGATATACGTATCCAAAGAAGGCACTATGTATGTACCTATACAATCAGACCGAGCAAACATATGAATACATTGCAGAGTATATGGGATTTAAGAATCATACTTGTGTGCTATACCATGTAAGAACCGGACAAAATCTCTACGATACATTCGAACCTTTTACAAAGAAACTAGATAATGTATACGCAAAACTCAGAGAACTATGACTGAAGGACAAAGAGAATCAATCTACATCATATACGTAAACGTGTGTAATGCACTAACCTATTCAGAGGTAATGCTTAACGATGATGTGTCTAAAACTGTTAAGGATACCATACGTGTATATAGGGATAGGCTGAGATGGATAAAGAAGAGTATGGATATGAAGGTAGGAACTGATAACTCTATGGATGTAGACATCCTGAGATTTGATGGACTAGTGAGGCTATTATCTTCTATGCCGGAACAATACGCAGATAGATTGGAAAACCACATAATCAAGTTCCTTGAAGACTTAGATGAAGAACTGAAAAGTGGGGACGTTCCCGTCCCCTAACTTTACTTCTTTACGGCGATAGACCAGATGGCTCCGATAAGAGTCATTACTCCACCGATAACTTCAATCATCATTGACTCGTCTACGAGACCTTTAGCTACTGCAAGACCTCCAACGAATGTTAATGCGTGTCTGATAAGACCTGTTAATTTTTCTTTCATAAAAAAACATTTATTCCAAATTTAAACCATTTTTATTACAGGATACTACAATTTCATAACCAATTAAAAATCAATCACATGAAGACATCTGCACAAATTCTACATGAAGAGCTATCAGAAATGCTACCATTTCCTGAGAGAAACTATTTGTTAAGGAGAACTAAGGAGCTAATAGAAAAAGACCAGATTCAAATCATGAAAGCGTATGCTGATGGCATACAAGCTCTCAAGGATTCCATTACAACTGACAATATATATGACAGCTATCTTGAATATTACAATAAAAACTATAACCAATAATGTTTTCAGATAAATTTATTAGACTACCGATACGAGTGTACAACAAGGATATGATGGACGTTACAGGCGTATCTGAAGAGATTGATACATACGAGATGGTAAACCCATTTCATATATCTTCCTATAGGCCATCACAAGAGCCGGAAGGCTGTACCTACATATCATTCAAGGATGGCACTGGCATGATGGTCTACATGGAGATAGATGAGTTCGAGAGGTATATGGATAACCATAAAATATTTAAAAATGAATAACAATTCGCATTTCGCAAATCAAAATCATTACGATAGGATGCTGTTCATAGCAAGGCTACACCATGCAATATGGCACGATGAAGATACCTACAAGCGTGTAGAAGATATAGTAAAGTCAGTAGAACCTAAACTACCACAAGCTAAATACTTTAACCATGAAGACAATGCACGTACTATCCCCCAACAATAAAGGTGGCAGGAATGTCCACCTCTACACTATCCATAAGGATAACAATACAGTTATAGCTAAATACTCTAACGATGATGAGTGGCTATTCCCTGATGAACTAGCTGGCACTATAACTTCTAATGGTGATGGTATCACTATAACTATCGACAAGAAGGTCATCAAGCTAGACTATTCAGAAGAAGAGCTGTTACTTGCTATGCTCATAGCTAATAGGGAAGAACCAATCACATTCAATCACATAGAAAAAACTATAGAACTATGCTCGTAGGAATCAATGGATACGCTGGTGCAGGAAAGGATGAGGTAGGCAAACTATTCGTCAAACATGCGCCACATTTTAAGGTTAAGAAGTTTGCAGGTAAGCTTAAGGAGATAGCTGCCATACTAACAAACATACCTACAATTCACTTTGAGAATCAAAGAATCAAGGAGAGTAACCTTGCTGGATGGGATATGTCAGTACGTGAGCTGTTGCAGAGACTTGGTACGGAAGCTATTCGTGACGGACTACACCCTAATGCTTGGGTGATGGCACTGATGGCTGACTACATGATGGGTGACAACTGGGTGATAACGGACATGAGGTTTCAGAATGAGTACGATACAATATGCTCCTATGGTGGATACACTATACAAGTCTATAGGGCAGGAGTAAAGCCTCCTAACAATCACTCTTCTGAACAAGGTATTACTAAGGGTTGCTTCGACTACATCATCGATAATTCTGGAACACTAGAACAGCTAGAGGAAGAGGTTAAGAGAATCGTATCAGACATTCTTGAAAAAGAAAAGAGAAGATAAATTTTGTAGTGTCAAACTATATTTATAATTTTGTCCTGTCAATCCGATTGGATAGTAGGAGTATACAATCGGGTTTGATTTAAGAGAACCCTCTTTCATTGAACCCATACAGCTCCTACCTGTGTGGGTTTTTTGTTTTGACAGGGTCTTAGAACGGTTTCACCCCTGCTGTTGGTATCTAGATGCAGCTAATGAAAGATTACGAGTTCTTTAGAGAAAGCTATGTATGATTTGGACTAGGGGGCTTGGCCTTTGTTGGCCAGCCCTCTGGAAGTGTTTTTCTACGTAGCAATATAGGTAAGACGAAAATCCATGCAATGTCCCTGACCTTACAACATGGTGCTGGAAGCTAGCAATAGTTCACATAGTCAAACGCCTACCGTCGCAGTAAACGGATACTCTAAATAGCACTGAAGTAGAAGAATACCCATAGTTCTACTGAAAATTGCAGGATGTAGTGTTTTCCAGCAGTAAAGGTCTAAGTGTATCAATTAAGTAACTAAACCATCTATTATATGAAGCATCTATTCAAAGCATTATCAGACTTTCAACAAGAAGTTCCTGTCATCCACAAGGATACGCAAGGATACGGGTATAGCTACGCTGACCTGCCAACTATCTTTACCATCATCAACCCTCTACTCAAGAAGCATGGTCTAGGATTCACACAGCCTATCGTTGGTTCTGTTATACAGACCATAGTATTCCATGTAGAGTCCGGTGAGAGCATTACCTCCGAGATACAAATCCAAGAAGGTGTAGCTCTGAAAGGAATGAATGAATTCCAAGTCTTAGGTAGCGGTATCACATACCTCCGTAGATACGCATTATCTTCAATTCTAGGCATAGTAACCGATAAGGATACGGATGCAGCAGGAGAACAGATAAAGCCTGCTGTAGCGTCTACAAATGCGTCTGATGACAAGCCATGGCTAAATGAGTCAAACAAAGAGGCATGGGATAAGGTTGTAGCGTCACTCAAGAGTGGCTATACTATGACTGATGTGAGGAAGAAGTACAAGGTATCTAAGCCCGTAGAGACTAAGCTATTGTCACTGATAAACTAATTGAGTTATCGGCATCATTAACCCCTTGTACCTCAGCACTAAGGTTGGGTGAGACATAGGTATCCTGCGTATCTGTTTGCTGATAACAACACTCCAAATAAGGTCGGATAAGGATATCAAGTGGGAGGCTACTGCCAGAGTGTAGCAAAACTTTTTAAAACAAGTAATATGGCACAATACATGGAAGGATTTAGGGTTTCAAACGACATAGACTATTGCGGACTTGAATCATCTATCGATGACAATGAAAGGAAAGAGGTTGTAAGGATACATGCAAGGTTCTTTAACGTATCATTTAAAGAGCAAAGAGATGTACTTAAGCTACTTATATGGTGGTCTGTAAGACATTACATTAGAATTCTTTTCAAGTATGACAGAAAATAATGATGAAAATGTCTGATTTTTCAATCATGACCGAAATTTTATGACGAATATGCATGAAATCTCATTGAAAATTCATGCAAAAATCAGTCATATAATTCTGATTATCAATGAATTGTATAATAAAATATATAAAAATGAAAAAAATAATTGACTTTTTAAGATGGCTAGAAGATTATAGGATTACATTAATGGAAAAATCAGGAACAGGTAAATTTTAACATATGATGATGACATATAGAGCTATTGTAGAAAAGATAGTAGATGGTGATACCATCAACATGAATATAGACTTAGGATTTAGGGTATGGATAAAGGCTAATTGTAGGCTGTATGGTATAAATACTCCAGAACTTAACAGCAAAGATGAGGACGAAAGAAGCAGGGCAAAGCAAGCTGTTTCACACCTATCTGAACTAGTAACTGTTGGAGAGAGATATAACATAATCAGTCACGAACTAGATAAGTATGGTAGGCCTCTGGTGACTATACTTAAGAATGGTGTAGAGGATAGCGTAAATAATATAATGGTACAATCTGGTCACGCAGTAAAATATAACCCATGACAATACTAATAATCTCAGTTCTCCTCTTATTTATAGGATGGCTTAGTTACGAACTATACAACGCTCCATACATGGATGACGATGGCAATATAATAGATATGAAAAATAATAACCATGATAATAACTAGACAAACACTCGAAGAAAGACCTCTAAGCTTTAGCTCTATAAAAGAATTTGCTAAGTCTCCTAGGCACTACCTTGACTACATATCAAAGGAAAGGACACCTCCTACTGATGCTATGAAGCTAGGCTCTATGGTGCACTGCATGATTCTAACACCAAAGCTATTCAATGAACAGTTTGCTGTTGCTCCTGATATTAATAAGAGGACGAATGCAGGAAAGGAAGAATGGATTCAGTTCGCTAATCTACATGCAGGTAAGACCATCGTAAACAACGAGGACTACGAACATGCTAGAAAGCTGGTAGATGGAGTCATGTGTAATGATGAAACATACGATACAGTTATGTCCTGCACAAGCTTTGAGAAAGAGTGGAGAATGGAAGTGGATAGGCTACCATACAGGGGTTTCTTTGATGGTGAGTCAGATGATTATATACTAGAAATTAAAACTGTAGCAGATGGTCATCCTAAAGCTGTTATGAGTGACTTCGTTAGGAGAAAGTACCATCTACAATCTGGCCTATACAATTTAGTATCCGGTAAGAAGATACTCTATCTTATTGTAGAAACATCTGCTCCATATCTATCGTATCTAGCATATGCAGATGACAGATATAATGAGCTTGGTATAAAAGATATAGCAGAACTTAATAACAACTTTACTAAGTGTCTTATATCTGGTATATTCAATGGAGGGTACGATTATAATAAAAAGATTGTTATAGACTTACCTTGGTCTGTGGAAAAGTAATTTTGCTGATAAACAAATCTTTTGTAGATTTGCATAGATGTCAAGATACGATTATATATATATCCATCATAAGCACTTTCATATAAGTGGTATGAATGAGGGTAATATACTAGACCTCATAGGCCTTGAGTTTCAGACTAAAGACATGGAGAGGGAGTTTCTGACATATATCATTGACGAACAAGGAGACTTATTTTTTGATGACTACCACTACGAATTAGTAGACTCAGATGGTGGACTATTCAGCAAAAAACTACAGGTTGTAGAAGACGGACGCAAGCCATCAAAATTTACAGGTATTGTAATGTTTTATGGTAAGCCATACGAGAGCATGTATACATTTCAATGTAAGATTGTAAACGGTAAGCTGAAATACATCAAGCTGATATCAATAATATAACATGAGCAGGGGAATAACCAAATCAAAACTGAAACAGAAGCACCCTAGACTCGCAGAAGTCTTGGACTCCATTGAGGCTACTAATAAGAAGAAGCACTATTGGTTCTTTGCCAACTACGATGGTAAATATACCACGCCTACAGGGGGGCCTAGAACAGTTTCTCTAGGTGCAATCATAGATGTAATTAACGAATATGGCATGGATGTAGAAATTAACGTAGTGCCTGACCCTACTAAGAAGAGGCTCTGGGAGTCACTAGTCAAACCATAAGTTTCATAAGCAATACGCCCGGCTTGTCTAGGCTGGGCTTTATTTTGTAATCAATTAAAACCAATAAATATGAGCGAAGCAAAAAGAAAATCAGAATTTGGCATTTGGAAAAAAAGTGTCAGAATGAAAGATGGTACATCATCTGAAGTATTAAGTTTTTCAGTTAATGGAGTACGCTACTCTGCATGGCCTAACAAGTACAAGAGTAGTGGAAAGTCTCCTGACTTTAACGTGTACATCGATACATATGTAAAGCCAGAGTCTAATGAACAACCTGCTGTTGCTAACAACACCACAGCTAAGGTTGAAGACCTACCATTCTAAATTGAAAACTTATATTGCTTATGGTTACTATGTTTCAGGACATCACGTCCATCACAAATCCCTACGTCGTAAATCTAGATACCGTATTAGAAGCTATCAAGTCCGGTAAGTATAAGGATAGGATAGAAGAGATACGCTCAAATATAGATGATGATAGAAGGAGGAAGCTTAAAGGAAAGCTACCATGCGTTTTATTCTGCGGAGAATTTACGAATGGAGTAGAGAAAGAGAAGGATGGTATAAAGTATATATCATTCAGGGACGATAGGTCTCTAAAGAAACACAGTGGCTTCGTACCCATAGACATAGATAAACTGGATAACATAGATGGAAGAAGGGAGGAACTAAAAAGCCTCCCATTCATCTATGCTTTATGGAAGTCATCTTCCGGTCAAGGTCTACACGGACTAGTAAAGATTGCTGACCCAAACAAACACACACAGCACTATCGAGCTCTATCTAATCACATTCCTGATTTAGATAAAACAGCACAAAACCCTTCAAGGGTTCTATACGTATCTTACGACCCAGATATATATATAAACTATAAGTGCGATACGTTCTATGACATAGAAACAGAACAGAAAGCAGCTGTTGTGTATGGTAAAGGTGATGGCAATACCGACTATAGAAAGGTAGACATTGCTTGTAGAATGATACGTAACGCTCCTGATGGAGAGAAGCATAACACTCTACTAAGAGCAGCTAACCTTCTAGGTGGATTCGTAGCTACTGAAACTGTTGAGTATGATATAGCAGAGTATTCTCTGAGACACGAGATTAGCAGGAGAAATGTAGACAACATCAACTTAGCTTACTCTACTATTAAAGATGGATTGAAGCATGGCATGACAATGCCTATATCAAACATCGAGATAGAGTATAAGGCTGCTATTGATGACTTAGGACTAATGGAGGAGGAGCTAAACTTCCTTACCAACAACAAGACTGATGAAGAGTATATACATAACTTCAGACTTGGGTTGATACCTCAAGGTCTTCCATTCGGTCACTATGCACTAGATGAACACGTGCTCTTAAAAGAGGGTGAATTCTATGCAATACTTGGACACTCACACATTGGTAAGTCTACACTTACATTGTGGTTCTTGTTCTTGGCAGCACTAAGGTATAACTGGAACTTCATGGTATACTGTGGAGAGAATAGTTCAGCATCTGTCAAGATTAAGCTAATGCAGTTCCTTGTAGGCAAGAGGATACAGAAGTTTACAGAGTACGAGCAGAAGCTCTCACTCAAGTTTGTAGATGACCATTTCTTTCTGCTATCAAGTAATGAGCTGTACAGCTACAAGGATATCCTAAACCATGCCGTAAAGTTGATGGAGTATAAGTCATTAAAAGGGGTCTTCATAGACCCATATAACTCCTTAAAAATGGAGTTAGTTGGTAACGCTAGTAAATATACCTACGACTATGAGGCTTATAGTGCCATGCTTACATTTACCAAGAAGTATAACACTTCACTGTTTCTTTCTGTTCACACTACTACAGCTGCACAGCGAGAGAAGGATGGTCAAGGTAACCAAGTAATGCCACACGCAACAGACGCTGAAGGCGGTAGTGCCCTATACAATAGATGTGATAACTTCATAACCATACACAGGAAGATTAAAGATAACAATGAGTTCATGTATACTCAGATATCTATTGATAAGATTAGGAATGATGACACTGGTGGTAGGCCTACACATAGAGCAGAACCTGTAATACTTAGAATGGTAGACAAGGTAGAATTTGTAAATGAAGATGGCACACAGCCATTTAATAGAGATAGAGAACTTTTAATTCACGGATATAAAGTATGAAGGGATACGATTTCATTATAGAGGATAGGGTTCCAGTTGTTGTTTATGACGTAACGATAGAAAACTTAGAAGAGAGAAAGAAGAAGGCTAAAAACTATGACTCCATAAAGAAAGCGTGTCAGGTACTTGGCGTTGGGCAAAATGCGATACGGATTGCAATAAGGAACAGGAGGAGAATATTCTCACCAAACTTAAAAAAAGAAGTAGCAGTTCGCTATGAAACAAGTAGGAAGTAGCCAAAAGAATTTCGATTTAGACCTAGAGTATGGGGAAGCAGGTGAATCAAAGCTGTTATCCGTACTGAAAGGTGCAAAGAAAATCGAAGTTAAAACCGATAGGTTAGCTCACGTTACAGGTAATGTAGCAGTAGAGTTTAGATGTAATGGTAGGAGAAGCGGTATATCTACTACTGAAGCTGACTACTGGGCATTTGTACTTTTAGACGGTAAGATTATAATCATGATACAAACAGATGAGCTGAAAGAAGTGGCTAGAAAGAACTACCGTCTTGGACGTGTTGTATGCGGTGGAGACGGTAATAACTCAGAGATGATTCTTGTAAACATAAAACAACTATATGAAAGAAGTATTTAAGGACGCAGCACTACAGTCTGCATTCGAGAGAGCCGTAACAAGCTACGAAAGTTTTAGGTCTGTTGTAGCAAAACAGGTAGACTGTGCTAATCCAAGCGAGATTGTTGCTCACATGACAGAACTTACAGGAGTAATGGCTATCGGGGCAACATGCAAAGCACAGTTTCAGTTTCTTACTGAGAAGCTATCTTTTCAGAAGATGATGAACCTAAATAACGATGATATGTCTGCAACAGAGAAGAAGGTTATCATAGCCTACGAGATTGGTGACTGCTCGTTCTACAACAACCTTTGTGAGTATCTTATCAAAGAAGCACACTACAAGCATGACTTGTTGAGGAGTGCACTATCTTATTGTAAATCTGAAATAAATATGATATGATTACAAGAGAAGACATAGCAATGTACAATCCAGATGCGGTAATGTGGGATGGGTTTGATGAGGCTATAATAGGCATGACCACAAATGGTCATGTAGTATACGACATCTCCAAAATTCATGAGTTATTGATGGCTAACAGCGACATGACGCTAGACGAAGCTATAGATTACGCAGAGTATAATATACTTTGTGCTCACGTAGGAGAATTCACACCAGTTCACATGACAACTTTAAAATAGAAAACATGGCAAAGTATCAAGGAGAAAACTACGGAACTATAATTACAATAGAGTTAAGTAACGACCACACAGCAGAAGAAGCTGTTAGGGCTTTTGGTTCTATCATGAAGGCATTAGAGTTTCACGATATGTCTATCGTAAACGCAATGTACAGATACGCAGATGAACATACCCCTGCTGAACCGGGTAAAATAAACTTCGACTTTGAAGAGGATAACTAAACAATACAAGTACGGAGAGAAGTTTGATTCAAAGCTTGAGTTATATTTTTATGAACTCCTCAAAAAGGAGAAGATAAAGTTTGACTTCCAAGTGACATATACCTTGCACCCATCATTCAAGTACAACAAAGCCACGGTTAGGGCAATGACCCTGACTGTGGACTTTGACTTTACAAAGCATGGTAAGAATATCATAGTAGATACAAAAGGATTCCAGAGAGCAGATAATAAATTAAAATGGAAATTGATTAAGTACGTTCTGTTTCAATCAAGGAAGACACCTGAGATACATTTCCCTAAGAATCAGAAAGAGTGTGGAGAAGTTTTACAAATAATAAAAAAGTTGTAATTTAGCAAACAATCCAACACAACCAATATGCCTAAACAGTTTAGACCTAGAATAACTGAAGATGAATTTAACATGCTTCTTCAGATAAGAAATAGACACACAGCACTAGAACAAGAATGTAAAGAAAAAGGTATACCAGTCGAAGATGTAAAGCATTATTGGTATAAAGGAGAAAACTTCTCCATCAATGTAAAGAATCCTATAGTATCCTACGAAGATGTCAAGGATATGATTGTAGAGGAGATGAAGACATACGCTCCTAAGTATCCTGCCGTAAAGAGAGAGAAGCACAAGTCACCACACCTACTAGTTATAGACCCAGCAGATATACATATAGGAAAGTTAGCTATCAAGTCAGAAACAGGTGAAGATTATAATCCTGCTATAGCTGTTACAAGAGTATCTACAGCTGTTAAAGATATACTTACAAAGTCTCAGGGCTTTAATGTAGACAAGATTATGTACATCATAGGTAACGATATCTTACATACAGATACGCCTAGACGTACAACTACAAGCGGTACTCCACAGGATACTGAAGGCATGTGGCACGAGAACTTCTTGACTGCCAAGTGGTTACATGTATCTGTTATTGAAATGCTTATGCAGGTAGCTGATGTATACGTACAGTACGACCCATCTAACCACGATTACACCTCCGGTTTCTTCCTAGCAGATACCATAAGTTCTTGGTTCTCAAACAGCAAACAGGTCACATTCAATGTATCTATTGCCCACAGGAAGTATTTTAGATACCATAATAACCTTATAGGTACTACACATGGCGATGGTGCTAAAGAGACAGATTTAGCCCTCCTAATGGCTCACGAGACAGGTGCAGACTGGTCTCAGTGCAAGCATAAATACTTCTACACACATCACATACACCACAAGAAATCAAAGGATTATATGGGTGTTACAGTAGAGTCTATGAGAAGCCCTTCTGGACCTGATGGATGGCACTCACGTAACGGCTATCAACATGCCCCAAAGGGTATAGACGCATTTATTCACCACCCTGAACAAGGTCAGATAGCTAGGATATCACACATATTCTGATTGTAAACAAAAAAGTTTGCAGAACTTATCTAGTTAGCGTTAATTTGCATTAGTAAGAATGGGTCATTGTCATACGCAATGATTCCGTCATCACAAGAAATATAGTCGATATTGAATTTCTGGATTTCATTCAGAACTGTCTCTGTCTCCTTTATTGAACAAACATAGAGGAGCATATCTGACTTATTTTCTGTTGGACGAACTAGATAAATCATGACCAAATATATACATTATGAAAGAAAATGAAAAAGACAAGCTCATCAAGGAGCTGATGGAAAAGAAAAAAAAACTAGAAAAGATTCAAGATGAGATTGGAAAACAACTAAGGAAACTTATTTATGCTAGATAACTATCATCAAGCCTTAGAAGAGCCTGACTTTCCGTTTCTTGAACGGTTAATTCTTGCTAACTCAAGCTTTAACTTGCCTGATTTCTTATGACTCATATCCATACCATCACCATTGCCATACGTACCAGCATCTCTGTTGGCCTTATTAAGCTCTGCCCTATACCTCTTACGTTCTTTAGTTTGATGGTACTCCTTATCGTACGCTCTCTTCCTATCTATTGAAGATTTGCTCCACCCTTCGTAGCTTGGGTGTTTTCCTGCATTACTATTTTTTGCCATGTTTAGAGGCTTTAATTCTTTTCTCTATCCAAGCGTACATCTGCATGCTTAACCACACTAATGACATAATGCTAACAAGTCCATTCAGTATTGGACTGATGGATACGACGTTAAAAAACGCTAACCACGAGAGTATCGTTGAAGGTATTCCCAAAAAGTCTAATTCGTGGTTGTTCATTTTCTTAAATCATGTATTGCAAATATAAGTCAGTCTACTTTAAATATAGACTTCCATTTGTTGTCTTGCATATGCTCTGCAGTTAATACGCTAAACAAAACTGTGAAAGGTACGGCAAAGGCTAAGAAGTCTACGCCAAGTTCAAAACCAAGAATAGTTACGATTGATAATAGGATGATGAATTTCATATTAATACATAGTTGTTTTTATCTACCTTCTTGTCTGTATACAATTTTCTAAGCTGTGGCGTTGTATATCCGAATGTTTTTTGGAAGTGAGGAAAGTCTTTAAATGATTTCCAATCACCTCCCCATTCCCATCCATACATCTTGAATACTTCTACCACTTCTCTCCATTCAGATGTTCCGTCTTTATCATAATCCTTCTTAGTATCCCAAGAAACTTCTTCAAATACCCAGTCATTATTTTTGTCAACAATCAAACAAAAATCTATTGCTAAACCGAAGTTATGGTATGACTGACCTCCACGAGCATGGCTGACTATCTTGCCCGGCTTAGTCCTACCTCTAGCATATATCTCATCCTGTTCGGAAAATGTCCTTAGTGTATGCGTAAATCTACACATAGC